CAACGGATGCACCCGTAGCTCAGCTGGATAGAGTGTTGGATTCCGATTCCAAAGGTCACAGGTTCGAATCCTGTCGGGTGCGCCATTTCTAGATTTCCTTTCATGAAATCAAGGCTTTAGGACTAGGATTCGACTAACCCCTCAGTAGGGTTAGGCAATTTGATGATAAACGATTGCTCCGATTTGGCCATAGCGGCACGGCTCAATCGCTTCATTTCCGCCGCTTTCGTGTAGCGCTCAATCTCCTTGATATCGCGATGCCCCGTGATCGACATGATTTCCAAGGCCGTGCATCCGGACTCTGCTAGACGTCGGCAGGCAGCCTTGCGGAGGCCATGAGGGGAAGAATTCGAAGGCAGGCCAGCTTTGTGCGCAGCCTCGCGAATCCAGTTGGTGAAGCTCTTCTCCGACCGTGCCTTGCCGTACACGGTCGAAATGAACGTCTCCCTCACTCGTGGCAGGTCGAGGATAAAGCCGAGGTCGCGATGAATCGGGATATGGAGCTCCACGACTTCTTGCGACTTTTTCGTCCAGATGACGAAGGTATCGTCCACGAGATGCTGCCAGCCAAGCCGAACCGCATCCGAGCGGCGCAGGCCAGTGTGCAGCAGGACTTCCATAGCGATGCGCTCTGGCGTGCCCTCGCCCCACTGCTCGCGATATGCCGCGATGTCAGCCTCCGTCCACGTGCGATAGCCCTTCGACTTCGTTTTGATCCGCTTGGCTTCCTTCGCAGGGTTGACCTGGATCATGCCGACGGACTTGGCATATTCGAAAACCGATGACAGCCGCTTGCGGAGGATGTTCGCCGCTGCTGGCGTTGCCCCCTTCGCATCGATCAGCACGTTGATGTGCTTTGTCTGAAGGCCAGCGATCGGAGCATGACCATGCTCTTTGGCGAAGGCGTCGAGGATGCGGCGATAAACATCCTTGCTCGATTGCGCCAGTTGGGCAAACTCGGCGGACTTGTAATAACCCTGTATCGCAGCGCCCATCGATCCGGCAGCCGGTGCCTTGCCGGCCGAGACCGGTTCGGCCTTCTGAGCCTTGTGATATGCCGTCCAGAACGCTTCCGAATACAAAGGGCCAGGTAAAGCCACCTGCGGCTTTCCCGGCTCCCTGTAATAGATACGCTGCTTGTCGTGTCGGTCTTTGTAGACGTTCACATACTTGGGTTTTCTAAGCCGCACACCTTGTCCCAATAGTTCGCTCCATTGTCGTTCGCCGCAGTATATGACGGCCTAGCGAAAAGGGAATCCAGATCGTTGCGGTCCCAGATCATCACACCGAACATGTCGCGAGGAGCGGGAATCCGCCCCTCCTTCCTCATCCGGTCAAACAAGGTCGGGCTGATACCGATGTAGCGCGCCGCATCTTCTCGACGGAGGCCGCGAGGAACGAAATCAACCGCAGGCACGCTCTGCCTCCTCTTGTTCTGCGCCGAGGGTGCGGAGCACGCCGGCCATTGCTTCGTTGTCGTTTGCTTCCTCGTGGACAGTGAACGTCGCCGGGAAGACGCGCCGCTCGATAGGCTCGGGCTTATGCTTCTCAGCATGCCGGCGAGCAGCATTGATGCCGTTCTGCTGTTTCGCCGTTGGATCTGACGGCATCTGGCCGCCAATGCCGCGCCAGGCGTTCGCTATGGTCTCGCCGAGCTTGCGGCCGAAGTCCGACTGATGATGCCACGTCACGGCACGCGCCTTGCTGGCGGTCTCAGCAAACGGAGCCAACGCGATAAAGCCGTCCTTGCCGCTCCATGTCAGTGTAACGTCGCGGATATGCATCGAAAGGTCAGGCAGGTACACGTCAGCGAAGGCCAGCTTTCGGAACGGCCGCTTTCCGTCGTCATCGTAAAAATGCTTGATTCCTCGAACTTCGATTTTCATGTCGCAACTCCTTTTTCGCAGAGCACGTTGACGAACGCCTTCCGCTCGTCAGGCTCTACGCTCCTGATGTTGAATTCATCGCCAGTGCGGCCGTTGACGGCCCGCCATTCAGTGGTGACAGTGGCAAACTCAGGCTGCCACCTCATGGTCAGTGCGATCGTCTGCTTGCCTGCCAGGCGGCCCGCCATGACGGTTTCCGTCCCTCGCAGGATTTGGACGCGAGCGGGTGCGGAGAAGACGGTTTCGAAGGGACCGACTACGGGGTTCCCATAGCCGTCGTCTCCGATTTCCCGCGCCTGCATGTCGATAACCTCCCGCAGATCGCCAGCGCCCGTCATGCTGCGTCCTCGTCGATTTTGGCGCGATTGTCGTTGGCTCCGCCTAGCTGGCCGTAGTTCAACGGCTGCACGTAGGTCTCGCCTTCAGGCCCGATATTCGAGAGGTTCTCGAAAGAGCGGATGGTGTTGACGTTCAGCCAGCCGCCTTCACGGCCCACGCGATAAGCGTTGTAGCGATCTGTGAGCGTGCCGCGCAGGAGGCCGTTTAGGTCGTGCTCAAGAAAGAAGGTTTTGCGACTTTCAGGCGTAAGCAGAGCGACGTTCATTGCTTGCTCGATCCGCTTGGCCATAGGGGCCAGGCAACGCGTCACGAGCGCACGGGACTCCTCGACGCTCGACGCGTAGTTGCTATCGTCGAGAATGCCCGCGACAGACGGCGGGATGCCGAACACGCGGCAGATATCGAGATTGCTTAACTTCCGGCTCTCGAGGAATTCGGAGTCCTTGCTGGAAAACTGAAATGTCTCGAATTTAGCGCCGCCGTCTAGCACCATCACTTCGTTGGCCTTCAGCTGGCCGACAAAGCGCTCCTTGAACTTGGCGATGACGCTTTCCTTAGATCCTGCGCCAGTGCCCGCAGCAAGCTTGTCAGGGAAGACGAGAGCGCCAGCAGGACGGAAGGCGTTCTCTGCTGCCGCGCCTGCCTGGTCCTGTTGAGCCAAGGCAAGGGAGACCGTTGCGGATGCGATCTGCAAGGGCGACATGCCGAGAATGCCGTCCTTGGTCCGGTAGCGAATATGCAGCACCTCGTCCTGAAGCAGCGTTTCCGTGCCGCCGTCGGCCCTTGCTACCTTGTAGCGCAGGCGTCCAGACTTCAGCACCTCCACAGTGACCGTGCCAGCCACGAGGGGATGCAGTGCCGTTACCTGGCCGCGGCCGTTGCGATCGATCTTCGCATAGGCGTTGCCGTAGGTGAGGATGCTAGAGATGAGCCATTCGCGCGCTTCAAAGGCGGTCAGCGTTGCCGAAGTCTGCGTCTGCAGTACCTCGTACAGCGGATGTTCCGTTGCAGCCTCCCGGCCACCGTCTTCCGTCTTGCGATAGAGCTTGAGAGGCACGCCAGCCAACGACTCGGAGATAGCCGCTATGCAGCGATGTGCGACCGCATGGCCGCTGGCCTTCTCGACGTCGGCCCGCGCCGTCCACCGTGCGCCGAGGAATTCGCCCAGGTATGGATCGGACGAGGCGATGCGCGTTTCAGTCTTGCGGTTGAAGGGCCACATTATCGATTGCCCTCCAACTCCAGAAGCGCAATGCGCCGGTCGGCTTCGGTGCGCTGCTGACGCGAACGTGCCTGCACACTGGTTCCGCCATATGCCGGGAACGACTGCACAACGCTGATTTCATGCAGCACGACGTTGCGGAGCGTCCGCTTGTCGCCGCGCCACTCGTCGCCGCCTTCCGGCACCACAAAGCCAAACGACATGCCGCCCAGATCGCCCCTCGTGGCCATAGCGAGGATGTCACGACCGAGGGTGGTGTCGGGCAGGTCGATAGTGAAGGCAAGGCCCCTAGCGTCCTCAGAGAGCCGCAACGTTGAGTTCTTGGTCCTGGCCAACACCTTGGACGGATCGTGATCCACGAGGGCGAGGATGTCGGGCTGTGACCGCAGGGAAGCGGCGAACGCGCCTGGCGCGATAGTCTCATGGAAATCGAGAACGCGAGTCTCATTACCGAACGTTGCGGCGTAACCTACGAGCTTCCGCCCTTCGGCGCGGATCTCGGTCGCTGTACGTGTTTCCAAGGTCATAGAGTTTGCTCCCGATAGGGCTGCAGCAGCGCGTTGACACCGAACGGCATGGCATGGATTGCCTCGACGGTGACGGCTTCGCGATTGTTGTAAAAATGGCTGACGATCAGCAGGACAGCGTGGCGCACGGCAGGCTGAAGGGGTGAGCCGAAGCTCACCCCGATGGACTGCACGTAGTCCTCCGCCGCCTCTATGATGCCGTCGATGTAAGCATCATCCGCACTAAACGTGATGCGGAGATGCTCTTTGGCTTCATTGAGAGCGACGGCCGTCATTTAGATGGCCTTCCAGGCAAACGCTTCCGCGTGACGGATAGCGATATCCGCATCGAGGAAGGCATGCAGCTTGACGCCGCCCTTGCTCGCAACGTCCGAATGATACGGGTTGAGCAAGATATCCACGCCAGACCAGTAGCCGATAACAAGATTGCTCCACGCGCCGTAGATGATCGGGTTTTCCGTCAGGACTGCCGGAACGTTGTTCGAGACATTGACCGGCTTCTGATGGAAGATTTCCGATGCCGGAATGACACGGTTCGTGCCGCCTTCCTTGATCTTGCGAACCACCTTCATGACCGTAGCGTTGGTCAGGAACGCCCCAGTGCCCATCACGTCGTCGATTTCGAGCGCAGCGATGAGGTCAGCCGCAATGTCGGAGATTTCGGTCGACGTGGTGGCGTCCTCGGCGATGGCCGTAAGGATACCCGTCGGCTGGTTGGAAGCGCCAGTGCCGGCGATAGCGGCCTTATCGAGCGCCTGAGCGAGCACGAAGCCAAGATCCGAGCGAAGGACGCTTTCCAGCGCGACCGCGTTCTGGAGCATAAGGCGACGGGAAAGCTGCATTTCGCCCGATACCGTCTTCGGCGACATGCTGACCTTGTCGAAGGTCGAGGCCGATTCCGTCGTGTTGCCGTCTTCCGCGACCCAGTAAGCGGTCGGGCCGGTGAGAAGGCGAGGCAGGTCAAGGTTGCCAGTGAGGCCGGAAAGAACCGTTGCGCCCATGCCCTGAACCGCGAGGGTCGGGCGAAGGCGATCGATCAGGCCGCCGAGATTGGTGGCAACAGTGTAGCCGCCAGCCGAAGGCGTGCCGACGGTCTGGTCGCGGGTTTCAAGCAGGACGCTCGTCGGGATCATTACGCCGCGGGATTCGCGGCCCTTGGACAGTTCCGCATGCATCTCTGCTTCGATGCCGTCCAGCTTGCCGTTAAGCGCGCCGGTAATAGCGCGAGCAACGCTATACGAGCGAAGCTCTTTCTCGACGTGCTTGTCGTCGGCGGTTTCGGCAACCCGCTCGAATTCGGCCAACGTAGCGGCCTGTTTGATCTGCTTGTCGAGCGCGCGGACTTCGCCTTCCAGCTTGTCGAAAGCTTCCGGGTTGTTGACAACGCCCTTGAGTTCTGCGATTTTCGCGGCGCGCTGTTCCTGAAGATTGGCAATGTTCATGTTGTCTCCTTATGGACAGTTTGAAAATGGGGTTGGCTTCGTTTCC